AACAGTTACAACTTCTGTATGGACTAGAGATACCATCTATCAGCAAGTTATTCCTGCTATAGAGCCAGATCCAAACCCTGTATTAGATTTAGTAGATTCTATCAATACAGACCAAACAACATACTATTTCCTCAGAGAAACAAGCACAAACAATGCTGCTGAAACTGCTGAGGGTAGTGCTGCTCCAGAAGATGTATTCAGCTACACAGCTGTTACAGCTCCAGTTGCTAAATTCATTACAACTCTACCTATTACAGCAGAGTTGCTTGAAGACCAAGCAGGAGCAAGAGCATACTTTGATGGAAGATTAGCTAACCATGTACTCCAAAGACTTGAGAAAGAGTTTATTGGTGGTAATGGTACAAGCCCAAATATTCAAGGTATTTTAGGAACAACAAATGTAAATCAAGTTATTTACAATTCAACTAACTTCCCTGCAAATGTTGGTGGTAAGTTGAGATCAATCCTAGAGGGTATCAAAGACATTGAAGAGAATGGAAAATTATTTCCAGATGCAATGATTATGTCTCCAGGTGCTTATGAAGCATTAGCAGGACAAGTTGATGGAAACAACAACTTCATGCTTGGTGCTTCTGCACAATCTGGAAGCCCAACAATCTGGGGTGTTCCTGTTGTTAAATCAACACAAATTGGTACATCACAATCACAAAATGCTGATGTGTTAATTGGAAAATATGGTGGTGGACTTGCAGTTAACCATGTATTCAGAAGAGGAATGGAATTACAAATTTCTGACTCTGCTGCTGATGGAGACTTTGGTAAGGATATTCTTACTGTTAAAGCTTCATTGAGATATGCAAGTGCTGTTTATAAACCACAAGCATTCACAAAAGTTGAAGGCATAGAATAAATTAAATTATGAAAGAGCAGAGCCAAAGATTAGTAATGACCACTAATGTGATAGGCTCTGCTTTTCATACAGGAGAAAATATGAAATTAGTAGAAAAAGAAAGTCAACAAGTCTGGAAATGTAATAGAACAAAAGTATATGCACAAGGAGCTAAATCTCCTTTTGTTAGTGCTGTTCTTGTTGCAGGTATGGGAGATCCTATTCCAGATGTGAAACTTGAAAAGAAATCAGCTAAGAAAGCTGAAACAAAAGCTGTTAAGCCTGAGGAGAATAAGTAATAAATGGCTCATGAGCAGTATGTAGATAAAGGAGATGTTAAGACTTGGCTTGGGCTTAGTGGAACAGCACAAGACACTAACATTGATATAGCTATAGATGCTGCATCAAGAGCAATAGATCACTTTACAGGTAGAGTATTTACAATCTCTGAAGCTGTAGAAGATAGGCATTATGACTGTGAATTTGCAGATTATGCTTTTATTGATGATATTGCTACTACTACAGGCTTAGTAGTTAAAACACTTAATGAAGATGGTACAGATGACCAAACACTAGTGCTAGATACAGATTTTTATCTATATCCACTTAATGCAGATAAGTTACATCCTAAAATGCCATTTAATAAAATAGTTATGGCTATAGAAAATGGAGGCAAAGTATTGCCAACACACTATCCTAAAAGCTTAAAAATATCTGCAAAATTTGGTTTTCCTGTTCAACATGGTCAATCAGATACAGTTCCAGAAGCAATTAAACAAGCTGCACTAATTCAAGCCTGTAGGTTTTTTCAAAGGAAAAACAGCCCTATGGGTTTTTCTGGTAATCCAGAAACAGGACAAGCTCCTATAATATTCTTATCAGAATTAGATCCAGATGTTAAAACACTAATCAAACATTTTAAAATATCAACAATTACTCTTGCTTCTGGGAGACCATACACAGGACTTACTGCTATAAATAATCAGAGGCAGTATGGAGTATGAAATTAACAATTCATGGAGCTTTAGACTTATCTAGGTCTATAAATTCACAGACAATCTGGAATAAAAGAAGTACAGATTATTTTAATGAACTAGCAAAAGAATTAAAACAAGATTCTTTAAATGCTTTAGAAAGTAAACCATCTCCTAGATCTCAAGCAGGTAGAGGCAATAAAAATACAGGTGCAACAAGAAGAAGTGTATTTACAGCTAAACTAGGCAATACAAACAGGCTTAGAATGTCTGAGGGCTTTAAATTAGCCACAGATAGACAATATGCTCCATTCATTCATGGTAAGCCAATATATAGAGGATTTAGCCCTGTTAAGAGGACTAGACCATTCTTTCCACCATACAAAGAAGGATCTAGTCTTGCTAAGTGGGCTAAGAGAGGACAACCTAAACTAAATCCATTTGTTGTTGCAAGAGCAATATCTAAGAGAGGTTTAAAGATGAAACCATTCATTGGTGGTGTAGTCTATGAGAAAGAGAAAGAGATTAAGGACAGAGGACAAGAGATGTTAGAATTAATTGCAAGAGATATAGCTAGGAGTGTTAGATAATGGCTTTACTTACATCAATTAGAGATGGACTTAAAACAAATTTAGAAACTATATCTGGATTAACTGCTTATGAATATGTTCCAGATTTTATAGAGCCACCTATAGCATTAGTAGCTCCTCTTAATTCTTTAAACTATGATTCAACAATGGCTAGAGGTGCTGATACTTATGAGATACCTGTTATAGTGTATATATCAAGAGTAGATGCTCAGACTTCTCAAGATGATGTGGATGCTTACTTAGCTTCAACAGGAGCAACTTCTGTTAAAGCAGCAATAGAAAGTGATCCTACTTTGG